CAATTAAAGCGGGAGGAAGCTTTTCTGGATAATTTGATGTCAAAATCGTAACAACACCCTTGCTCTTTGAAAGACCATCCATCTCAGTTTTCAAAAGATCTACAGCCCTACTGTGTAACCAGTTATCAATATCCTCGATAAAAAGAACTGTCGGGGCAAGCTCCCTGGCCATTCTCATTCCGTAGCTTATCCCACCAGATGCACCAGAATGCATAAGGTCTCTAGCGCTAACCCAAATGAATGTAGATTCTGCTTTATTCATCAAGATTCTGCCAGTCAATGTCTTTCCTGTTCCAGGAGGTCCCATGCCGATGATACCACGATTTGCTAGGTCCTCTCCCTTTTCATTAATCAAAGAAACAACTCGCTTCATGGCCTTTTCATTAATCGGATCAAGGAATACATTGTCCCAATCATCATCTGTGGTCTCAAGGAACTTTCCACCGAGAGAAAATTTTTCCCCCTTCAGAAAGCTATTATTGTTTGCCCAATCAATCATTTTGGAAAAAACTGCCATGCTGTCTGTCTTCTGGCTAGAATCGGAATAAGCCGTGATATCAAGTCCACCATAATCAGGACTACGGGAAATTATAACACGTCTCTCCTCATCATCTTCGCCTTTCTTATAAAAGCCCATACCGCGAACTAAAAAGTCATTACTTACTTTGGAATTGAGCTGGACAACATCATAGTGCGGAGGACTCTCTGATCCGTCATAAAGAAAATTCCGAATAGTAACAGGATCATAATCTTCAAGAGCCTTATCTAATCCTGTAAGATAAGTTCCCATCAAAGCATAAGGCACAAACACACTTGAAACAAAAATATTTCTGATCTCGCAATCGAGCCATTTAGAGGCCATCCCGTAAAGTACAGTCGAAGGAGGAACCTCTACCGTGTCGACATCAAATTCTTTGCTTAAGGAATCATTCCATCGACCTGACGCCAGTTTCTTACCATCCTTCTCCATAGCTTTGAACTTGATAGAAGAAAAACTTCCGCCAGCTGAAGCAATCTTTCCTTCAGCCGATAGAGTCACGGCTGCGGGAGTCTCTGGCTCTTCATAAAATTCAATCAAAACATCTCCATCTTTCATCTCCACAGCATCAAAATCTTTATGATCCGCTACCCATTTCTTGGATTCGTCCATAGTCCATTTATCAACACCAAATAGATAGCTTTGAGTCTTGGAATCCCCATCAGGATCAGATTTCAATTTGCCTATGACAGCCTCAACCCCTTTGCCTTCCGAAATATCAATAGTCTTGAATGAGTCATCAACAAAATCTGAAGCATTCTTTATAGGGATCTGGTGATAATCACCTGTAGTTTCTGCCTTATCTGTCAAGCCATCTACTGATTTCTCTCCATCTTCTGTTGATGTTTTGACTTCATCAGTCCAGACAGTCAGGGTAGCACCATTGGAATCAGTAGTCTCAACAGTTATGGATTTATTCGATGGTGATGGGCCTTCTTTGAATTCTATGATATATCTGGAATCCGTCTCTGAGATGGTTTTTATATCATCAATGCTCAGGACGCCTTTGCTTATGGCAATCTCAAGAGCATCGGGATTAGATGGCACAGGGACATCACTATACTCAAGCAGCAGCCATTTTGGAATTATATTCCTAGCGCCTTTTATATCTTTTTCATCCAGCCCTAAAGACTTCAGATCAAGAGTGTGAAAATCTTTCTGTTCCACAATCGCAAGAGGAATGAACCCTATACTCTTAGCCATCGGGAACCCTTCTTTTCTATAATTCCAGATCTGTTCAGCAAACGGGTTTGCTTTTTGTGACGCATACTGAGTTTTTGATACTATGCCATCATCATCTGATTTCATCCAGAGAGACTTCCCAACTGGAAGGATACCATAGTTGTGTCCAAATAATACAACAGGATGCTTTCTGTAATGATCCAGGACTCCACCACTAGGAACAACAATATCTCCATCCCTGTCCACAGACTTTGTTGTTATGTAGTCCACAGATGAACGCTCTCCTTCTTTGAACTTCACATCATGTGGAGTTATTCCTTTCCGGATGAATTGAGCATCCTCTGATTTAAGACCGTGTTCCTCCATAGCTGTAACGGCCCACTTAGGCAGCCCAATGTCCTTTGCTTGGTACTTCTTAGTAATTAAGTCCATCTCTACCTCCCATGGTTTTGAAGCCTTTGAATAATTAGTTCGCCAAGATGATTGGAAATACCCTCGATGCCACCAGAAAGAATTCTCTTCAGCCCCTCTTCATCAGGCACAGATGGAACCCAACCATCATTATCTTCATTTTCTGGTCCCTCGCCTTCCCCTAAAGGGACCATGTTTTTATTAAGTATAGGCTTATCTCCCCATGGAACTGGATCTTTATTGTCTTCTTCCCTTTCCATATTAATATTAGAATAGCCTGATTTCAAATGAGATTCTACTTGTTTCAATCTAAATTCTGGATCAATAGGAACAGGATTATCGAAAGCAACAAATAGATTTTCATCATACTGAGGAGAAAGCTTTTCATTAATCTTTTCCTCCGTCCGTATGAGCCTAGGGCGTATAGCATCCCTCATAAAATTCTCATTGGCTACTGTAGCATTGGCCCTAGTCGAATCTTTATCCCATAAACCAAGAGATTGGCCGTAAGCATTCAAAATCTCTTCTTTCACATACGGTCTACCTCTCAAAAAACTAAGATCTTTTGGTGTAGCCCCGTAAGATTTGTACTTTACTCCCTTTTCCAAAAGAGGCGACTTGCCAACATTCTCCGTACCACGAAATGTTTGATCTATCTCTTGCTTCAGTCTTTCAAACTCATATGTGCTAAGCTCATTATCTGTCTCGAAAGCTCCCTCAAGACGACCCATATTCTGAAATATGAAATTCTCATAACGGTTTATATTTCTGCTAATATTATACGAGCTAGTCACAGCCGACAACGGACTCTGCCCATAATAAACATTAGTTGGGGATGGCATCTTGAAATGGACAATCTCACCTTCTTCGAAAAACTGCTGCTGCAAACCCAATCCGTAAACATACCCCTTTATAAAATCAATAGGATCAGGAATGATCTGAAAGCTAGCCGGAGGAATCACCCATAATTCTCTAGGGATGCCAAGCTTATCTTTCAAAATGTACCAGTAAGCATTTCCGCATAATTCCTGATACAGATCAGTTATTTCAAAAAGACTAAATTGATTCATATAGCTATTAACGTGTCTAAATAGCTGTAGCATAGGGTGTTCCAAAATCTCCACTATTTCTACTGCTTGCTTCACTTGCGGCAGATTTAACAATGATGGCCTGTTTCTGATGTCTGCCTCTTTCTCCCTTGAAATTGCCTTAAACTTGTAATTCTTTAGTGGGTTCGTGTTTGGCTTGCCGGCATAAACCCTAATTGGAGTGGAAGCGACAGCTGTTGCATTCTTAGAAGAAGCTGTATAAACCCATCCAGTGTAAGCCTTTAAATAATTTGCAAAATTGCTATCCGGCAGAAGCCCTTTATTATAAGAAAAAGGCCACAAAAGCTTGCCGATCAGCTTATTGCCTCCATTCCTACGGGAAATATCGATATTCGTAAACGGTATTTTCATAGCAATCTCGCTCTAGGTCTTCCTGATCCTTTTACGAAAGTTAAACAAAGAGAATCGCCCTCATCAGGACTTCTGTTCAGTTGCTTTCTCATATCATCTTTGGAAGTGACTTTGATCTTGCCACCCTGGATTACATACTCTGGAACAATCAGTTCTTCAGTCAATCTTTCTGATGGGGGCAGCATAGCAGTAGGGTCTGTTTTCAACCACTCTCTTACCGCCCACCAAAGCTGATCTCTCAATAAACCGAATTCACCTAACTCTGATTTCTCTGTTGGAGAAGAAGCAACCATAATTCTCTTGGCATTGCAATGAATAATCTTCATTGGCGATTCAGATTTGCATTCAGAATTGGGGCACTCGGCATCATCTCTGGAGTTTGGTTCTGCAACAACTTTCCCACATGCTTCACACTTCATACGGAATGTCATATTCATCGCAGGGGCAACCCCGGCGCCAACACCAGTAGAATCTACATTGATTACTCTCCCCTCTTTCTCATGATAAATCAGAGCCCCTCTCTTGGCACTTTGGTGGACATCCATTCCGTGCCATTTTTCTATCGGCGGTACAAAACCACCATAGCGGCAGCACAAGGTGTTGTAATCTTCACCTAAGTCTGCTGCATCAAATCCAATAGATGGGTTCACCCCTACTGGAGGATTCTTCCCGAATTCTGCAACATAAAGATCATATCTACTTCTAGCTTTATCTACCCAATCTGTGCTTATCAACTGGTGGGCACTTTGAAGAGGATATTCACCAAGAACCATATAGCTATATTGTGGCTCCTCAATAATTCTATATCCTGGCTGAAGAGGAGGATACTCTTCCATCCTATCGTTTTTAGCGATAGCACCTTCTAGAAAATCTGGCACTTGGAAAATTCCTGGCTTAAGTTGGTCGCCTTCATTTTTTGGACAATCTCCAGGTTCTGCAGGAGTAGTCCATTCATTGATCCTCTTGACTGTTTGATCTCTAGTTACTGCACCAGGAATAAGATCCTCTCCAGAGATAACATTAGGATGATCAAATGCCGTCATAGTGACGACTTTACACCTACCATCACGAATCATCCTATAGACAGCGCCCATTCTACGCTTCGGATTAAACATCACTAGTAATCTTGCAAACCCACCACTCATGCAGGATTCAATAGCTCTGTAAATCTCATCTGGAATAGCATCACCCTCATCAAGGACAAACAAAAGGTTTGGAGCGTGCATTCCAGAAAACTTAGCTTCTCTCTCATCCTCGGATCCACTCATGGGAATTGAGACGCCAGTTATAAAGCTCTTAGAATCATCTTCTGGCTGGATGTGAAGGCTTGTTATTCTATCATTAGCAAAAACTTCAGGGCTTAGTTTAATCTGCATTCTAATTTCGCCCCACAACTTTGCTTTTAGATTTCTTTCGGCAGGAGGTGCTGTAGCTGTAATGACTTGGGCATCGGGTCTGCATTTCTGGAACCAAATGGAGAGAAGGCTTGCTGCGAAAGTTTTACCTACAGCGTTAGCAGAGACAGCTATTGTTACAGGATTCTCAACAACAGCATTCATCATACGTTTGATATCAACTGTCAAGACTTGCCCCAAAACATCTTCGCAGAAGCCAGAAGGATCCAATAGGTAATCAGATACATTAACCTCAGACAGAAGATCATCAATCTCATCTTCAGAATACTGATGGATGATATTATTCACAATATCATCAGTATATTCGCTAAGATCTAATTCTTGTGGTTCAGGCATTAAACAGCCCTCTTTGATGGTGGGTTAAGCAATTTCAAGTTGGTTTTGGACTTTGTGTTGGATACTCTTTTGGCAAGTTTGGCGCGGACAGCATCTCTTATTTGTGGAGGCAAGCCTTCTAACAGCCTTGCCAATGCAATTTCTTTATCCATTCTCTCAAGTTCGTTAAGGCCGAGTAAATCAATTTCACCCTTCAAAGCTCTCAATACTGTATCTAACTTTCCAGCTTTCCAAGCAGCATTTTTTACCTCACCGAATTCTGCCATAACTCTGGCTCGATGGTCGGTAATATCTACAAGCATCTGGCCTTTCCACTCTGCCTCTATTTCCTTTAAATCATTAGAGATGGTTGTGATAGACCAAGGCTGGTTTGTTTCCGGATTTGTTAGCCCTTCTTCTTCGAGCCACACAGCAATCTGGTTCAGTGTCATCCCTCTAAGCTTTGCTTGGGATATGGCTTTCCTTCTAAGCACAATCAAATGCTCATCTGATCTTTTCAATGTCATGTGACAGTCCTATTAATAAGATGATACATATGATAAATCTACCCTACTACATGAAGTATAAAAAGTAAAGATAAATTTTAAAAACTGATCCTATTGTAAGCATCATTTTCAAGAAAACCAGCTAGACAATCTCTAACTATGCTAGCCTTACTTATGCCATGAGTTCTCGAATATCTGCCGAGCTTTCTAGACATTTCAACTGGAATTGTCAAAAATAGTGGCCTATCTCCATTCGAGATGTCTTCATCTGGATCCTCTGATTCTTTGGCTATCCTTCTGGCTTCCCTATAAGACATACCATGCAGATCTTTAAAGATCTGCCCAGCCCTAGCCTTTGTTACACCAATGACATCAGAAATATCTTTAAGACTAAACTTGGCTTCATTTTTGTATACTGTATCAAATTGATCCAGAATACTAGCACCATATTTAGATATCAACAAACTCCGGTATGCGTTGATATCCTTCTTTGCTTTTGGCACCTCTTTATTTCTATCTGGTCTTTCCATTCCGGGCAAATCCTCTCTTCATTTTCTTTACTTCGTATTCCATAACTTTATAAAAGTAAAGAAAAATTTTAAATAGCCCTTTACTTTTCCTTTTATTTAATATATAAATAGGAATCTTTTAAATAATTAATCCATATACTTATCCATCGGAAGGTTAATGTATGAAAGAAGGAAATTTTTATTTTACTTTTTTAGCGGTCCCTGCTGAAGTTTTCCTGAACCCAAACCTGAGAGACACAGACAAATTCCTATTTTCATTAATTAAAAATATGAGCACGAAGCACAAAGAGTGCTGGGCTAGCAATGCTTATTTTGCTGATATATTGAGAGTAACGAAAAGAACCATCACTTCAGGTCTCGGAACCTTGACGGATGGACACTATATCCATATTTCTATGCCTGGAGGAAAACGGAAAATATTCGTAGATGAAACTTACATAAAACGATATTCCCACCTTGTAGAGCTGTTCAACAGAGCATACATAGATGATGACACCTCTGCAAGAGAGGAATATAAAAACTTATGTTGAGACCAATCCGAAAAACAACTCAGAAAAAATCTGTGGAGTCTCTGATAATTATTCTCGAAAAAGATATTGAACCAAAATTCGGCAATAAGAGAAAGTATCTATACAAACATCTTATTCATGAAGACATCCAAAATAAATATCACAAAATACTTTTCAAGATTGTTAGATTCTTAGAAGAACTCAAAAGTTCTGGCGGGTACAAGAATCCTATGGAAAGCATCATTAGAGATTATTTGACATCACTCTATTCATATTACTGGAGATTTGGTAGAACTCCTACTATCTTTCAGCTATCCCCAAGCAAAGGGAATCAAATCAAATTTCAAGAATGGATTATAGAATTTGAAGTCAATGAACAAGAGCCTTATTGGTTTAATAGGCTGTCAATAGACTGTAGCCCTGTGGACTTTGTACAGGATTTCAATATAGACACAACTATTGCAGAGGTGTAGTACATGGAGCTATCCCCGGAAGATCAGGACAAAGTCCTGTATCTATCAGTATTAGATGATGAATTCATTGCTAAGATTGTAAAGAAGAAAGTGAAGCCAAGATACTTTTCTTCTTCGATCAGACAGCATGTATTCAGAACAGCGTTAGAATTTTTCTCAGAATATGGCACTGCGCCAAAAGAAGATATAACTAGGTCTTTGGAGAGAAAGCTATCTGAAAAAAAGATCAAAGAGGATGACAGGGAGCCTCTGTTTTTATATCTTGAAAAAATATTCAGCATGCCAAGTTTCCAAGAAGACCCTCTATTCGATGAGTTAGATCTGATAGTGAAAGAGAGGATAATTAATACAACGATAAATGATCTTTTGAGAGCGCAAGATAGACTGAATACTGATTTAGATAAGCCGATAAATATAATGAGGGATGCCTTATTAGAAGTCGATAATGTAACAGGGAATCAGATAATAGAAGACATCATATGGGATCCTAGCGAAGATATCAGGCCGAGAGAAGTTGTTGCTCCATTCGGCATAAGTAATCTTGACAAAATGCTGAAAGGAGGAATCAGAATAGGATCTTATACGATTCTGCAAGCTTTCACTAATGTAGGGAAAACTTGGTGTATGATACATCTAGCTAAGATGGCTAATAGATTTGGAAATTCTGTATTAGTCATTCCAACAGAAGCTGCAAACTCTTTAGTCAGATTGAGATTCAGGATGTCATTCACAGGACTAACTGATGATGAAGTTGTAGATAATATAGGCCACGTCGGGGAAGTGATGAGGAATAGTATGCTAGGCCACTCAGGGACATTCATTGTTTCCGAAGAAGAAAAGATGATGAGCGTTGATGATATCCCTGCTTTAGTAGAAGAAACCGAAAATGTGACAGGGAAGAAAATCAAGTTAATATTGCTGGACTCTGCTGACGAGTTGCAGCCGCCAAGAGGAAGAAGATATGACCATCAGAGAGCTGAAAACACAGCTATCCACATCGATCTAAAGAATTTTGCAAAAGCTGAAGATATAGCCATAGTATCAACAGCCCAAGTAACAAGAGATGGAGAGACGAAAAAATGGCTTGGTCCATCAAATGTTGCAGAAAACTTTGAAAAAATACGAAAAGCAACAATTGGCATAAGTATGAATGCAACAAAAGAGGAGATTGATAAAGGCTATTTCAGATACTGGCTTTTCAAGCACACGGATGGTAATGTAGGGGCAAGAGGTTGGGTTCGCCACGATTATACGCACGGCCAATTAGTGGCAAAATACGGCAGATATCAAAGAGACATTTATGATACCATGATTAAGGAAGCTCCATATTTAGAAAAATGAATTGGAATGATATAAAAAAATACGATAGAAAACAGCTCTTGAGCCTAGTCCCTAGCGGTTTCCATTTCCACACGCGCCCTTGGACTCACCAAATAGCCTCTCTTGTTGCATCGATAGCAAATGATGGATTCTTGTGTGCATTAGATTTAGGCACAGGGAAAACAAAAGCGTCTATCGATTGGATTCGTTATATCGATGATGGACAGAAAGATATCAAAACATTGGTTGTCTGCTTGAAGCCAGCTATAGAAAACTTTGCAGATGAAGTGAAATTGCACTCTAATCTGAAAGCAACATGCTTAGTTGGGCCAACCAAAGACCGAATGAAATTGCTAAAAGAAGATTCCAACTTCTTTGTAATTAATTTCGAAGGCTTAAGAAATATGTTGAGCAAAAAAGTGCTCAATAAGCGCACAGAGAAAAACCAGCTATCCGTAGACCACCAGAAGCTATCTATTATGATGGAAGCTGGTGGTTTCAGGTCGTTAATAATAGATGAATCTCACTTAGTGAAAACTCCAGGAACATTAAATTTCAAATTGATGAGTAAGATTGCCCAGAAAATTCCAGATAGGCTATTGCTGACCGGGACTCCATTTGGGAATTCACTATTAGATATCTGGTCTCAGTATTTCATAGTAGATTTCGGGGAAACCTATGGGACGTCATTTAGTCGATATAGGGAGGCATATTTTGAAAATAAAGGTTATTTTGGACCAGATTGGAAAGTAACAGAAAATGGTAAAAAAAAGATAACAGAACTCCTGTTCTCTAAAGCGATCAGGTATGAAGAAAGTGAAGTTGACGAGCTTCCTACAAAAACTTTCAGAACAAGAAAGTTCAGACTCACCAAAGAGCAAAGGGTGAAATACGAAGAAACCAAATCTATGAAACACGAAGTTGAAATCATAGACAAAGAAATGGATATCTTCGGCAATATAACCAAAGTCGGAACTGGAGAGATGAGAGAGGCTGGAGGATCAAGGCGTTATACAGGATTCAGAATGATTTCAAGTGGATACTGGAGAGATGATGAAGGGTCTTATCACAGATTCAAAGAAAATCCAAAGTTGGATCTGCTTTGGGAAATCATCGGTGATACAATCGAATACAGGAAAGTAGTCATCTTTACAGAATTCATAGAATCTCAAAGCCTATTGTCTGACTTCTTCCGCAAGAAGAAAATCAAGTTTAATAACATGAGCGGCTCTACTAAGGGGCCGATAGCAGATCAATGGAGACAGTTCCAAGGTGATGACTCGTATAGGCTCATGCTTGCCAATATGAGATCTGGTTCTGCCAGCGTAAATTTATTTGCTGCAAATTATTGTTTCCATTATGAATTAGGCGGGTCCGCTTTGAATTACAGGCAATCAGTAAAAAGAATTCATCGTGGCGGGCAAACAAGGAGATGCTTCCTGTATAACCTGATAGCAACTCAAACAGTAGAAGTAGGTATGGCTAGAAATCTTAAAAATGATGTTGATGCCTTTTCGGGCATTATGGATCATAAGGCGTTCATAGATGGTAAATAATCTTGTAATATGCCCAATGAAGATAGTGTGCAGGAGGGCTCTTGGTGCATTGGAAGCGAAATGTCCACATTCTGTTGTCCACATACCGATACACAATTCTGAATGCGATGACACCCTTTGCAATATTGTCGGACACCAAGTCGGTTGCGTCAACTGTGATATATATGGAAAACAAATAAAAGTGAAAACACCACCTCCACCACCGGTAAAAAAGATGAAAAAAGATGATGGCCGAAATCTAACAAGAGATCTGAAAATATGATAGATGTCAAAAACATATTAGATGAATTAGATATTGATTACAAGAGAGGCGGCAAAAATGTTGGCTCCAATGATATCAATATTGATTGCCCTTTCTGCGGCGCAGATAAGCACCTTGGTATTGCGGCTGGTGCTGGGTACGTGAATTGCTGGATATGTGAATTTGAAGATGCTTATTATGAAAATAAATCTGGAGATATGATCAGACCGGGGATTGTTCAAGTCTTGATCGAATCTACCGGGGAAAGCTGGCATAAAATAAAAGACATCCTTCAAAGGAATGGATGGGAGCCTTTCGATTCAGCAGGAAAACCAAGTGAGCTGAATTTAGCAGATAAGTGTCACCTCCCTAAAGAAGCTCATAAATTTGATAGTGGGGCGCACAGCCAAGCAGCATTGGGATATCTGATAAACAGAGGGTTCTCTGAGAAAACCATAGAAAGATATAAGCTCCAGATAGCAGAATCTGGTCCATACAGCTATAGGCTGATAATCCCGATATATTTCAATGGAGAATTGGTATGCTATACATCAAGAGATTATACAGGCAAGCAAGAAGACAGGTATAAGAATGCTTTCTTTACAACATCGAAAATCCGTATTAGGGATACTTTATATAATTATGATTCTGCAAGTAGATTTAAACATGCTTATATGCTGGAAGGGCCTACTGATGCTTGGAGGATGGGATTTGACTCATTTGGTGTATTCAGATCAAACCTATCAAGAGGGCAGAGGAACTTAATAATTGAAGCAAGATTTGAATCCCTGACGATAATATTTGATCCAAAAGCAACAGGGAGAGCATACCAAGCAGCATCAGAGCTCTCCCCTTTCATACCAAAAATCAAGGTGATCCGTCTAACAGGCAACAAAGATGTTGATAAGATAGGAAGAACTAGAATCATAGAAATGGAAAAAAAAGAACAACTATACAGGGGGTAGGATGGTAAATACTATTGGAGGAATTAAACACATCTGTGACAAAGGGTATTTGTGCACGAACACCTCGTGTCTGCACATAGGCTCTCATGATGTGACCGAAAGCTGTATCAAACAAGGATGTGAAGCTATTGGTGAAGAAGTCGCTTGTACAATACTTGTAAACGCGATTTCTATGTCTTGCATAAAAGCAAATTCTTGCCAGAATCGTCATTGCTCTGAAATAAACCCACACAAACATAATATCAAGTGCAGAAGCGGTTGGTGTCCTGTTGTGGAAGAAAATGTAAAATGCATAACATCAAGACCAGAATTGACCGTTGGCAGAGGTGTAGGAAAATTGAATAATAAAGTGGTAGAGCTTAAACGAAAACTTGATATCTGAAATGGAGGATTATGACTAAGGATGAACGCAAAAAAGTAATCAAAGCTTTAGGGTTGCTGTTAGATGAAAATCCTGATAACTTTATCCCTGGAATAGATATCCTTTGGAAGATAATTTTTAATGAAAAGTGGAGCTCTCATTTACCAGGACCTGGTGAACCAACAATAAATATAACAAAATTGATGATGGAAGAGAGCCTGCCAATAAATTTAGATAGGCCCAGTTCGACCGGAAGATATGGGCAAGACGAATAAAGGAGATTTATGAGATTCTACAACCGCAGCAGCAAGGATATGGAAGAGATAAAAGATGAGTCTGTACAGCTCATAGTGACGTCTCCACCATATCCTATGATCAAGAAATGGGATGATCTATTCAAGACTGATAATTTTGGAATCCAACATTATTATCTAAATGAAACATGGAAAGAATGCAATCGAGTTTTGTCTGATGGCGGAATGCTATGCGTCAATATTGGTGATGCTACTCGGAAAGGAGATGACGGATTCCAATGTTGGCCTAACTTTGCTGTTCTGACATATTACCTATACATATTCGGGCTTGTGCCGCTTATCCCTATATTCTGGAAGAAGATAAGCAATAGGCCAAATGCATTCTTGGGATCTGGAATGCTGCCAACTAATGGTTACGTCTCTCAAGATCACGAATATATAGCCATCTTCCGCAAAGGGAATATAAGAAAGTTGATCCTAATAGATATGACTCCTCTTTTACCAAAGATGAGCGTGATCTATGGTTTAGACAGGTATGGAATATCCAAGGAGCAAGAGGAGCAAAAGAGACAAGTGCATTCCCTGAAGAAATACCTTACAGATTGATCAGAATGTTCTCTGTGAAAGGCGATACTGTTCTTGATCCATTTTGTGGAACCGGAACCACAATGAGAGTAGCGGAAGAGAACGGCAGAAAAGGCATAGGCTATGATATCATAGATTATATAAATGAACCTATAAGAAGGCCAAAAAGATAAATTCACGTTAAGGGGGAACAGATGACTGATGAAGATAAGAAAACCGTACCAAAGCTGCCAAGAATTCCTTATGGAACAATAGCGCTGGTAACAGATCAGAGGCTTATTTATTTTTATAACAAGGCTGGAAAAAAAGTAGGAGAACTTGATTTCTCTACAGGGCAGATCTTGTTTGAAGGGGCTATGGATGAAAGTTCCAATGCTTTTTTCTCGCTCCTAAAAGATGCAATTAATCCATTTTTAACAAAATAGGCACATACGGGGAACTCTGATGGACAGAATCATAAAATGGTTGCAGATATTGTTTTTGCTGGCAAGCGTACTCCTTAGTTCTATTCTGGTGTTTAACCATGATGTACTCCTAGGGACACCAGAGAAGAAAAAGTCCGTCAGCACATACATCGATATGGGCTATGCAACTGATCGTCCACCAGAGTTCCCATATGTAATAAATCGAAAAGGGGAAAAGAAGAGCAGAAAAGTTATGCCGAGAAGAATATCCTCTGGGCCAAACATTAACTAGCAGAATTCTAACAAGAAGAATTGGAATCCCGTATTCTGCCAAACACAAGAGAGCTGATATGGATAATAGAAAGGATACAGCAAAGAAAGGAAGACCGGAAGCAGAGTGGTCGAAGGGTCTCAAGATGAAAGGGGTCAGCATGCGTCTACCAGCAGAAGTCTGGCAGAAATTCAAAATCAAATGCATAGAGGATGGCGTGTCTTCTACTGAGAAGATATATCGTCTTGTGACAGACTTCCTATCGCATTAGTTTAAGCCGTCTTATTCTTACGCGATACGGAACTCAAGAAAAGAATGCAGAGAGCTTAAAATGATGTGTAATCTAATAGATCACATATGTCTTCGCACTTAAGGATTAATTATATGCAATCTAAAAAACTAACTGCTCGGGAGACATACAAAAAATGGTATCAGAATAATAAATCACAAAAACTAGAAAGAAGAAAAAAGCCTGGCAATAAAAGAATATATGTTTGTATCTGCCCGATGTGTGGAGATAAACACAAAAGAAGCATGAGGTGGATTGGTAGAGGAGAACACCCTAGGGTGAACTGTCCTATATGTAAAAATAAACCTTACACCCCAAATGTAGAAGATGTCGAGGGATATGGATCTGAGATACCGGATAATAAATAATGAATATAAAATTAAGAACTAGAGTTGAAACTCCACCAGATGTAGAAACTAAATCCTATGTCACAGAGTTAACATTAGGCGAGCTTTCAAAGCTTGTCGATATGTTTGAAGAAGATCCTCATTCGCCACCAGATAAAACCATCAGTATCATCGAAGGAACAAAACGGACGATAGAGGGCATGATAAAAGTCAGATATGCTTACTATAGCTCTTACCCTCATGAAGGGATAATATTATTAACAAATGTGACTTAATGTCGATTCAGGAAGGAGATTAGTTATGAAAAAAAGAATGAGCACAGAAATTGTCAATCTGGAAAAAGAAGATGTCGATAAGATAAGCTGCACTTGTGGTTGCGAATTATTCGACACCTCATTTAAGCTTGCTGTCTTGAGCAGCTTACATCCTAAGAATCCTGAAAAGGAAGATATGATTGTTCCAGAACAGGTATTCGTCTGCAGAAAATGCGGCGAGATTCTCGACACAGACAAAGACAACATAAAGAAACTTAAACTGGACGCAATGAAGAAAAAATGATATGCCACGTCTGCAATAGCGAACTTAAGCGCGAATCTAAAGATGTCTGGTATTGTGATCAGCCACACACTATATTTGGATCATTCCTTAAATGGATAGGATTGTGGGAACGCTATCTTTCACAAAATCGGAAAGGTGAAGTGATGAAATACAGAAACGAGAAATACAGAAAGGCCAAGCACGCGCTAAAAGATAAGCCAGCAGTAATCAAAGATAAGATAGCAAAGATCTTTGGAATTGCTGTTATTGTAGTCATATCGATTTGCTATTTGATTTTAGCAATAATGTTTTTATGGAGATTACTTTGATGAAAAAGATAAATTGGAAATGGATTCTCGGCATGGTGATAATCTGTACTTTGATATTGGCTGTTGTTCTGGTCACCGCAATCGGGATAGGCCTTAAGTTCTCAATCTTGCTTTATGGTGGCTGCGGATTGATTGCGCTCCTGTTAATCAAGGCAAACGATTTAATCAGCGATTAGGTGCCTGATCATGAAACCAAAGAAACTGTATAAATATAAGAAAGCAAGCATTTTCACAGGTAAGTGGCTCAAACGTCATCTTTCAAAACGGACCACCAGATTTCAGAAACATAAAAAAGGAAAAGAGAATGCCTAAATTTTCTACTTGTAGCGAAAAGGGATCATTCTTGTTTGTGTGTCCAGGTTGCTGGCAGACGCACCAAGTATGGACTGCAGAATCCGGCCCAAGGCGGCCAAGGTGGTCATTCAACGGCGATATTGATAGCCCAACCATATCTCCATCTCTGCGGGTTCGTTATTATAGCAGCGAGCAAGAGAAAGATGTGGTCTGCCACAGCTTCATTAAAGACGGCAAGATTCAATACCTTAATGATTGTACTCATGAACTGACCAGCCAGACGGTAGAAATACCCGACTGGAATGAATACTGGAAGGATTGATATGAAACTACTGAAATTCAAGACTGTGACTTGTGGAGAATGCGGGAGAGATATAAGAGTGCAGAAGACAGCAGGAGAAAAAGAATTGCTCGACGGATGGCATGGAGAATGCAAAGGTCCATTCTGTGGTTATCGATATTTTGAAGAAGTGCCACATAAAAGTCCACTCGGTGAAAATTTATGAAGAAGATGTCTGACGCATTGAGGATGGAAATTGAAATTGCCAAACGCAACGGATTCAGAATTACAAAATCAATCTGCATCGGCGATTGCAATGCAGAAGATGATCCTAAAAAATTTATAAAAACGCCACATAAGATAAAGGGCCACGCTCTCGCCTGTGTGGTGTGCGGATATAAGTTTGAATTGGTTGCACTACTGGATAGCAGAAAGGAGGCATAATGGTACCTGTAGCAAAAGTTGATATGGATTTTACTATCAACATGAGTCTAACTGAAGGAGAGGCAAGAGCATTAGAGGCAGTAATGGGATATGGGTTCGAAGCCTTCCTTGACTGCCTCTATAAAATGGGAAAACACTATCTCGAGCCACACGAAAAGGATTTGCAAAAACTTTTCAACAGCAGAGGCCAGCTGATCAGCCAATTGAACAGAATAGATGCAGCACGAAAAGCCTTTTTTGAAGATGGCCAGAAACCAGGGAGTTAAGCTATGATAAATTATATGTGTAAAAGCCCTGATACATCCTGTGGACAAGACTGCACTATTAGCTCGTCAAAAGATCTTTGCAAACCAGAAGATGTTAAGTTCCTAATCTGCCCTGCTGGATTCGATGCTGAATGGGAAGTGATACCAGAAATTCCAGAACTGATCAGACTTAGGCAGAGACTTGAACGCATAGCCAAAATCATATATGCCGTAGACGAGAGGTGTCTTGCTGCAGATGGACCTGTCACCAAAACCTTGCAAGAGATGACCGTTAAAGAAATGATCGAGATTTATAAAATTGCCTCTGAAAAACCAGAAGTAATTATTGGTGGAAGAATTGATGAGACTGATACCTTCCTTCTGAATAGCATCATGGAGAATATAATGGTCATTTGCTCCGAAGGAACTGAGTTTATGACTAGAACAGAAATATCTGATGCTGTGTGCAGAGAGGCAAGGAGAGCACATTATATCTGCAAGAGTATGGTTGATAACCCGAGGTGAAAAGCGAGATGATATAATGTACAGAGTACTATATGCCAGAGAACAACTTGGCTATTACGCAATCAAAATTCCAAGCATAGAAAAGGATGCATCTAATATCAGATCTTATATCTCTGATGGAGATGCAGTCATTATCTGTAATAAACTAGAAGATATAACAGAAATGTTGAATGTGAAGATAGAAGATCTAACCGTGGTCCCGGAAGAAGGATGGATGAGCAGTGATGACTAACAAGGAGTCAACAAAATGAAAATGTCAAGATGGTTTAGGGTCATAGAAAGAGAAAAAATGAGAGTCACCTTAAGATGGAACCGCCACAATGCTGGTCTTGGATTTGATATCGGGAGCAACTTCTTTCACAACGGGGTGCCAACAAACTTATACTTAGAAGTAACACTCTTATGTTTGATATTCTCAGCAGAAGTGCGATGGGATAATAGGTTTGTATCCTTTATCCGGCCTATCTGGACATTCCTGATCATAATCATCTGGTGTGATATTGCATTTTTGCTTTATATATATCATGATATAATTTTTAAGATTATATACAGGATTCAGCTCTTCTCGCTATCAGTAATAGACATACTCTGGCAATTCTTTGTTGAACCAATTACCCGTTCTGACTCATTTTTGATCACTGTGGTCATTTGTGGAATCATAGTGATAGCGCTGGCAACAATACTCTTCGGATCATTTTTCAAGATAGCAAATACTTCAAATCACATAGTAACCAAGGAGGATTAATATGAATGCATCAAATTCAAAATTGCCAGGAAGCCCAAGCAATATGATTCACATTCCAGATCCTAATGATGTTGAATGCGAAGACAAAACATTTTGGATAGGCAAAACCAGCACGATAGTCCTATCTTGGGCCTATTCAGATTGGTCATTATGTTTCAACATAAGATTGAATTTCCCAGAACTGGATCCTATGGAAATCGATCATAGAATAAATTTCTATCTGGATATATCAATTCTGAAAGTCGGCATAACATTTGATATCGATTGGTACACAAACCTGTTCAGAGGGAGCAAAAAGCAATGAGAATATTCGCAGAAGAAGAGACTGGTTCAAAAGATTCCAAAATAGGAGCTTCTGTTATAATCATAGGGGAAAAGGAATCCAGAATATTACTTGATATGGTTGAAGAAGCTTGTAAATTGAATAAGCGAAAAAGGACTTGGACCGGCGTAAAGGAACAGTTGGATAAATCCTTGTGCTGCTACCGAGGATAAGGAGAAAAGATGGATAAGTCGCCATGTCTTTCCTGTGCTGGCAGCAGCATCAAAATGGGTGCCGGGAAAGCCATAGATGATTGCGTAACAGCGGACGATATTATGTTGATGGCAGGCGCAGGAAACTTCGCTGTAAACATAATATGGGATGCTATTGATTTTGATGATACAGCAATAGTGATGGATTCTGTATGGGATCAGTACATAAAGCTATCAGAAGAATTTGATAAACTTGAAGAATTCCTGAAAGCTTACAAACAGCAGAATAGAGACTTTTGTGCAGAATTTCTACACAGGCAAAGACAGCAATCTCTTGTCTACTCAAGGCCTATGAGCTTAAACTATCGCTGCTGCAGGTACTATCTTAGATCAGGATTCTCGAAAAGTGGATGGCTTGGCAAGGTAGCCAAAAGGAGAAAGGGAAAATATGGAAACTCTAAATGATCAGGATGTTGATACCCTAACAAAACTTGAGAACCGTCTTATCACTATGCGTAAACGGGAAGCGGCGAACGCGAACTCAAGAATGATGATAGAAGAATTTTCAGAAGCAATAAAAAAGATTCACACTATCCGTCAGGATTTGCAAGCCCGTTTCAGGATGACAATTGATGAAGATATTAACCCTTTCAGATACAGTCTTTAACTTGATGTGCTACCAAGAGTGATGCAACACTCCCTCAGTTAGGAGATAATAGATGTCTTTGCGTGGACATAATGCTCAAACCTGGGGAGCACATAAGATCAAACGGTGGAGAAAGAATCTAATGGAAACAACTAATCTTATCAACGAAAAGAAAAATAGACTAATTGAGATCTGGATGAGCTTCGTTGGGGTTTCGATGTCTATAGGTGGTATCCCTCAATTATACAGAATGTGGACCCGAAAGACAAGCGAGGATATATCAATTGTGATGTGGGTTGTTATGATACACGGAATCGCCTGGTGGCTTTATTATGGTATACGGATTAAAAGTGCCAGCCTCATAGTGACAAATAGCGTTTGCTTAATAATTGATATTGCCGTCCTAGCAGCAGTGCTGTTCTACCGACAGTAATGATACTAAAGTAAATGAAAAGGAGGCGCAATGAGACATGAACTGAAAACATGGTCAGCATATTATGAATCAGCTCTATCAGGCAAGAAGAAATTCGACATAAGGAAAAATGATAGGGAATTTCTTCTTGGAGATACAATTCTTCAGAAAGAATGGGATCCAAAGAAAGAAGGATACACAGGAAGAGAAGCAGAATACAGAATCACATACGCTCTTAGCGGGGTGCCAGAATGGGGGCTTTCTCCTAACCATGTAATCCTTTCTTTAGAGCCTGTTTATAGATTTGGGCGCGAGAATCCAGAGGCAACAAAAGTTTTTGAACTGATCGAGAAAGCAAGAAGTCAATTCCCTTATCCTGAGTGTGATACAGGGAAAGGGTATCATGTCACGAAAGCTCTGGATGCCGTAAAAGATCTTATGAATAAAGCAGATCCGTTAGATACCATCTCTGGGATACAGTCCGCATTCCAGTATAGAGATCACAAAGGCAGTTTAGCGGATGCCATGAAAACTGTGCAAACATTCACAGCAAAGATATACTTAATTGAATATCTGCAAGACAAAGTAGACCAGTTCATGCCAGGCAAATATAATTGTGCCCACATCACTATCGAGCCTTATGGTTATGATAGAAGAATAAGATGGAACACCTATATAGTGAAGCTGGGAGGATATGGAGTATTTGGTTTCACAGATAGCCCTGTAGATTAAAGGAGAGAAATGATATGAACATAATCAGGGAGGATAAATTTAGATCTAATGCTGGAGTGAACACAGAAAATGATATGGCAAGGGTTACAGTTGATATGACTTTGAGAGAACTAAGAGAATTCAAGGAACGAATTGATAACGAATCAATCAGTTCTGTCCCTCCTCCAGGACATGACGGAATCACGTGTTTAAAATGTCACAGTCTTAGCATCTGGTGTAATTGTCAAGATCTATCTCGAATAATCCATAAGGAGAACGAAATGGAACAAGCACTTTATGGTTTCTGGAAACATGATCTCTTCCCCTATTGCCTTGGGGGAGAGATTGTGAAGTTTGATAAAGATGGAACAATAGAAACAAAAGGTTATGGGAAAGGACTTTCCTTTAAACCACTCCTAATAGTGCCGAAAGAAGAAGGTATGCGGCTGAACTTATTGCTGGATGAAATCAAGCAAAGAAGGTCGCAAGAATTGGACGACCTTAATAAACGGTTTGCTGCTGACGTTGGTGATATCATAAGGATTCCAGGCAGAACTACTTAAGGAGAAGATGATGGAACAGCCTGAAGGACTATTGAAAATTGATAAGCTGATTACCACCTTCAAAGAAGCAGAGTGGTGCAAAATCCCTTACCCAAACCATCCATATGGCTGTCCTAACTATGGTAGAGAGGGGTGTCCAGGGTGCCCTCCTAGTGCTATACATATTGATTCTATCATAGACCGGACAGAGCCTGTGTACTTTGTCTATTCAGAGTTTGATTTAGAAGCTCATGTAGAAAAGATGAGGATAAGACATCCAAGGTGGTCCGAGAGACAGCTAAGAAATGTACTATATTGGCAGCAAACATCAAGGAAGCAGCTAAGAGAAAGGGTGGCGGAAGCAATCAAGTGGACAAATCTTCATCATCTATTCTATTGTCCAGAAGCTCACGGCGTTAACGTCTACGCGACGGCTTTAAAGAATGGTCTGAGACTGGAGAGGATTAAAGACCTTAAGATCTGCCGACATGTAGCTCTGCTGTTCCGAGTTAGACCAACCAGACCTATTCGCAGAAAATTTAACACATGATGGAAAGGATTTATTATGAAAAGATACAAGTATTCTGAAACAATGACGATTGAAGCATACGAGCGCAGCGTGTGGCTGATCGAACACAAAGTGCCAGATGATAAAAAATTTTTAGTGATCTGGCACAAAGAAGCAAAGATTGAAAATGTTGTGAAAGCTCATCGTGCTATGCTTGGTAACGAAGCAGAATTTACAGTTGCTGCATTTGATGTTGGAGAGATAGAAATTGCAGAAGTAGTTCATTCTATAACAAATGGTAGAACAGTCAATCAGGATTTAGAAGTGGTGGTAGATATTTAAAGGAGAATAATGACTCCTCTTTCAGTAGATGGATATCATTGTTACACTTGCAAGACTTGTAATACCAACAAGGATATGGACAAAGTCGAAATGAGAAAGCATCTTGGATCAGTCCATAATATTCCAAAACCAGAAGGCTCCAAGACTTTAATCTTTCACTCATCCAAAAGTGAGGGTAGGGAGGCTTTCATATACGAATGGATTTTCAGAAATGTAAAAATTCATGAACACAAGAGGAGCTGATATGACACCAGAACAAATGCTAATTCTGATGGAACAAGTTGCTATAATAATAGGATTACTAAAGGCTGTCTTTTGGTTGGCGTTAACGTGGATGACATTTGTGATTGCAACTTTCGTCTTGTGGTTCCGCTATGGAGGATTTAAGATAACACGTTGATAGTTTTCTCATTTACTTTACTAATATGTTTATCTGTTTTAAAATGTGATATGGAATTTTCAGACCTATTATAAAAATAGGCTGGTTATGTTTGATAATAGTTTGAAAAATAATTATGGAGGAAATGGTATATGTCTTGGAGAATAAACTCAACAAGTTTAAGATGTGCTTTCAGAATTACAACGTCTGGTAAAATATTTTGTGTGAAGCACGAGCGAGTCGGGAGAGTGTGTAGTGAATTAGCATGCCCTACAAGAATAAAGAATGATGTTTGTAAGTTCATTAAATGTCCTAATGTTAACGACTGTAAAGAGATATGCACATGGGGCAGAGAGGCGGAATAATAAAATGGAGGACAATATGTCTTGGGAAATAAAATCAAAACATGAAAATTGTAAGTTCAGAATTTATTCAGCAGGAATTCAGCACTGTTATATACCGATGAAATATGGCCAGAGATGTACAGAATCAAACTGCCCTATAAAGGCAGACAAAAGCCTTAGTGCTGCTGATCCATGTACAGATAAAATCTGCTTCATCTACAGAAGGTATGGCTGTTCACCAGATCGTTGTCAGTTTATGAATGATGATCCAAAACCAATAGGTCCGGCAAATACAGAAATTTCAGAGAGCGGTATTGCCTCTGGAAAAGGATGGCCAGATGTCTGATAGAAAATATGTCTTGACTGAAAGTGGTAGGAAGATGAGACTTGATGCTATCGTACACCAAGAACTGTATGCTGACCTTGATGAACCAATCTCTGACTTTGAAGCCAATCTGGTCTGGGGGACAGGAGAAGGTGTGGAGTTTGATAAGGATGATTGAATCTGTCTTATATGTTCTATATGGTGGTGGTGTCATGTTACATTTGGTTGATATTGTGAAAATCTATGTTATCTATGGGGATAGGCCACCTATACTTTACATATATGATCAGCCAACCTAAAACCTGTTCCAGCTAAGTCAGGCAGTCAGGTAGAGAACAGACCCCCACCATGGCTAAAATTATGGATGGATGATATATAATTATATATCTATATACCAGAGAAGCCTTCTATATATCCTTACCTCCAGAGCCATCCAGCCACACCCTTTTCTCCAAACCTAGACCTCCAGACGCAAAAATACCCCTAACCAGGTCCAGACGGCCAGAGGTATTTTGTTCCAGTTAATTTAAAACGAAATTAAATAAGCCGTAACCCAGAATAAAAATAAGAAGCCCACCAGAGAAGATAAGGCACGCAATAAGGATTTTATCGGTAACAGGCATATCGACCCCCTAAGAAAACCCGACCCTTAAGCCTATTCTAAGCGCTTAAGGGCCGGTAAAAGAATTAGACGGCTTCCGGTAAGGCTTCCGGCTCTACGTCCGCGCTCAAGAGCTCTGCGCCTTCGGTAGTAAGAGAATAGCCTTCTTTCGCATTTCCGAGAATGAGGGGCTTCGGGATATCGTTCGGATTGAGGCCGTAAGGGATAAGCTTAGATACTCTGCGCGATAGATAGGCCGCGAGGGTATCGCCTTCCTTATAGAAGCGAGTGAGCTTGTGCGCGTCGTAAGCGGCTTTACCGATCTTAGAGCGAGAGAGCCGGGCGATAATCTCCTTCTTAGATACCGGCTTACTCAACCCGACTAAGATTGAGAATACCGCTTGCGTCCCGGTAGGCTTCCCGCTTTGAGCTTTACGAAATGCGTCTATTACTAATCCCTTACCTAATCTTACTTTACTCAATTTTTTCTTACTCATTTTTCTTTCTCCTTTTATTAGATACGATTTATTTCGTATCCTTTAAAAGTATACTATATTCTTTTTTCTTAGAACGCAACAATTATTTTACTTTTTTCTTAATTATTTTATGAATCTTTGCTAAGTATCTGTTATTGTTAGGTATATTTATTAATATTTCTTTTCAATAGTTCTAAGTATCTAATATCCTTATAAAATTTCCAAATCCTTGAGTTCTCTGGTTCCGAGTAGTAGGGTATAGGGTAAGGCATGGGACTGGTATACAAGCTCTAAGGGATTTTAGATATTTCGGAAGGATAATGGATCTGGTATTATATATTATAGCACCGGGGAAAATCTAATCTCAAATGGATATGGTATTATATATTATGATAATGGATATATAATCGTATAAGAATAGGATATGACTGGATGGATATAGTATTATATAACAAAGCAACCATTTCAGCAGCCATCCATACATTCACCAAATCATCCAGTTTTCCATAAAATGTAGACGTTCATGACCAAACATCCAGCCATTCACTATACTATCTATTCATATGACCAGAGATGGCTACTGATTACCATTTGTACCATCCATCCAGCCATTTACAAAGACATAAAGCTATCATCCACAGAGCACGCCTTTGTGTTCATACCTCCAGACATCCATACATACAGAAAGATAAAACAAAAGGCCCTGGATAGCAAACAGGAGAGAAACCTATCCAGGGCCTATAGCCTTTCGCTACACTGTGCGATTACAGCGCCGTCAGGCTTAGTAACGCATCAAGCAGGAGTCAAGCCATTAGCTCCTTCGGATCGGGCGTCGCCGAATAACCACGCGGCCCGAACGAATGATGCGCTTCTCAATATACTGTTTTTTCTTTTGGCGTTTCATAAGTCTGCTCCATTTGAATTCGATGTTTGAAGAAGGATAGATCACAAACGTAATCAGCTCCCCTCCAGTTCATCATCTCTTTAGTTCTCTCAAGAGAATCAGGATTAATCTTCCTGGTAAGACACCTACCATTCTTTAGTCGGTTACAACCGCAACAGAACTTTCTTAGTTCCATCTTACTCTCCAGCAGCTTTTAGGATTTATATATCCAGCCGAACAGAGAAGCAAAAGCCTTATCTACCACTTTGAATGTAGCATAGAGTATTCCGGCTATACCTAAAGGGATAGACATTACTAAGACAAAATCTCCCATCGGAAATCACCTCCTTCTCTCAATGCGTTCCTTTATCTTATAGAAGGATTATAGTAAAGATAGACGTGATACGCAAGGGTTATAGTATGTTTAACATAGTTTTATATTGTTTTGTCTATTCCGGTTTATTATGTTTTGGCTTTGCTACCGATATGCTTATGTATCTGATTGTGCCACATATGATGCTTACTATAATTATGCACCAGACTGAAGCAGGCATAGTCTATGTCCTTGTTTGGATTATGCTTGTTGTGCTGCGCCTACTTTGCCTTGAATGCTCGTCTTGACTTCTAGTCTAGCAGACAACTCGTGAATTCCCCTTTTAATCCCTAAAGCTTCATTTGCCAAGGCAGCAAGCATATACCAATCGGTAGTCTGAGCATTATGATTCTCTTCAGTGATATCCCGAAGCTGCTTATAGATTTCATCCAGCGATTCCTTCTTTTTCCTTAGGACTTCTGCCATCTTCATATCAATCATTCACAATCACCACCTTTCCTCTCTTAGAGCTTATTTAAGCCTATGCCCTTCTAAGGCAATTAGAGATAAGCGTTAGCCTATCCAAAACGACTTAGAAGGATGATAGGGTATGAATAGAATAATGATTTATCTATCCTATTTCCTATAGAGTACTATAAGATATTATGGTACGCAAGATATAAATTATGGTTAACATAGTTATTCCCTTGCGTACCATTTTGGTCTATTATATACTATTTTAAAGTAAGATAAGGAAGGAGGTGAGGAAACTATGCCGAAAGAAATAACGGATCGAAAAGTAACATTCTCGTGTAAGGAATGCGGAAGAGATGAACCGTGCACTTTATCGATAACTTATGATAAAGATGAGATGGAAGAGAATGGAGAAGATAGTGACATAGTCTGTCCCTGGTACTTCAATAGCGCCCATACAGCAAAATTGGCCAGAATAAAGAAACCAGACACTTCATTCCATTGCACCGTGCCTTCAGAGAAATGTCCAAAAGACTCTGAAGAAGAATCCTGTCTGGAATGCGAATACAGCCCTGATTACTCTGAATCGCTGTATGATGACAGAAGCGTCTAACTTCTCCACAGACTGATGCCGGGAGGAAGAACTATGATCAAAGACATAGCTAAATTCCTTTTACTTGTGGCTGTGATAGTCTTTGCTGGTGTTACAATAGTAAACATGACTATCCCTACTCCTTAATAATTCTTATACAGCTGAAAGGAGGTGATACAGGAATGAGCATTATGCTGAACTTAGGGTCTGAAGGGACGCACTCCTTTTCAGAGAATCCTATTCACCTTGAATCAAATGGGTGGTACTTTTGGGATGAAACATGGGCACACGAATATGGCCCTTACTCATCCTATGCTGAATGCTATACAGGGATGATAGGCTACTGTCGGATGCTGAGTTTCGACCATCTGAAATTAGACATCTTAGGGCTCCAGAAGAGGTGATACAGAAATGCGATACTTTGGATCAAAACGTATACAGCACTGGATGCACTACCGATTCTGCGAAGCAATCCGAAGTGGCAGCGCGGGACTCATGAGCACCTCAAGAAGATTGCAGAGATTCAGGTCCCGCAGACCTGATATACACTGAAGGATTCTAACCTGATCACAACAACCAGCTGAAAGGAGGTGATAGAGAAATGAAGATATACGCTTACAAGTGTTCATTGTGCTACGGAGAGGAAGCACCATGTCGTCTGATCTCTGCTGTACCAAAAAATATAGTGAAGCATCCAGAGTCAGACGTACAAGATCCGCCAGACCTGTGTCCTTGGTCTGTGATAGAGTCGGCTATTCCTGTCTCTGCCTGGCCTGTCTGGATTTTAGAAGGTGTGTTCGAAAAGGTCTGATCGCAACAACCAGTTAAGGAAAGTGGTCAAATATCAATAGGTTATCCTTATTCCTGCTGTATATCATCCATCCAGTCAACCAGGGATCATACCAAAATTCAATTATCTTCTCCCTCTTATAGGGTCGGATCTTCTATTGTTGTGATCTGCTCTGGTTATCATCCATACATTCAGTGGTAGAACATACATTAATTGAGACTTTCTGTCCAAATGACCAGTCATATTGTGTGATAATGGATCATCATCGGTCATTTTACTCATATTGTTGTATAAGCTCTCTATATGACTACGTCCGTGACGGACCAGCACTATAGACAAATGTAGCACAAAAATCACATATATATAAGATTGATCACATACAGACACATATATAAACACAAAATACATACTAAACCCCTTCAGAACACAATAACTAACAAAGTTCCTTACTACTTACCCTTGCATACACAGGTTAACAGAATAAGAACAGGGGATCACATCTTATTACTCTCTTATACCCCGTACTATAGGTTAGTATAGTCTATGTTTCTTATGTTCTATTTATATTTGCTGGATTTTTTCTTTATTAGTTCTTTTACGGAAAATTATGATCCTTAGTGATTTTAATATGTTTCATTAGTTTTACTCTGTTATTTTGGTTCTATAATATGAACTATGATAAGTATGTGATTTTTATTTAGATTGTAGAGTTTTAATTGAAATCAGATTTTACTTCTGTTCATATTGGTTTATTTTTGTTTATCTGAAACAGAATGATATTAATGATTTATACAGCTTTATTACATATAATTTTACTTTACTTTATTACCCTTTTAATATATAGTTAAATATAGAAGGGAGCAAATATATTAGTCTATAAGGAGGTGAGAAAATATGATAAGAACTTTAGCTGTTACTTTGTCTTTAGCAGCTATGATTAGTGCAGGTTGTGCTCAAAAATCTATAAAGAATCCTGTAGAGCTGAATCTTCCAGCATTGAGAGTCATTCTGGAGCCAGCAGATAGCAGACAGCTCGGAAAGACCACTATGGAAAGTTCTCATTTTGGTGTCACTTTCAATATTGTAAAAGGGAATCATGATAAAGGAACTATCAGACTCTATGGTTATCGATGCGGAGAGAACGGGAAGAAAGTCTGCTTTGATGAAAGGATTCTTGGACACGAAGTGTTAGAAGCCCTCTTCCATTTTGATGACGGGAGCAATAACATCCTGCACCCTCATGCTAAAGGTGCTTTTGACAAAAGATGATAGACATACTGATACCACGCAAAGATAGACAGCGTGAGGTATCAGTATGTCTATTAACTTAGCATCCATGTTTACAAAAGGAGGCATCATGAGCAGTGAATGGTTATGCGATAAGTGTTTTAAAGATTTAGAAGGACTTGAAGGAATGGAACTGGCAGAAGCACCAATGATGAATATGATAAACTCTTCTTGTATAGTCTGCTACAATCTCGGGAAACATCACACACACATCTCCAGGGAGCAAGTCATGATGCTCCAGGAAGAGCTGACGGAGGATCTAAAATGTTTAAAGAAATAATGTTAGACGAATCTGGGCACCTACACCTAACCAGAAACGGAATATTCAAGAAACAATTGTGCCGGCACGTAATCAAGAGAGGCATAAATCAGTTTCAATTGGGAGCATGCGGTGATTGGTGCCCTTCCTTTGGTGGAGTAGAGGCAACAGACGTCATCAATAAGGATAACCCTGCTAAATGGAAATTTATGATCTGTGGCGGCCTTATATTATATGCTGAATTATTTATAAACAATAGACCACATTGTGGCGTGAAGCCAAAGGAGAAAGAATGAAAGATAATCAGAAATTTGCATTTGGGTGCCTATTAATAGCAGCTATGTTTGCAACAGCAATACCGACTGCAACGTATGTCTTCAGAAATAAAACACCAGAGCAAACAGAAGATTCAGCTCTGCCAGCTTCAGAGCCAAAACCAGAAAAGATATCACAGGTCTACACCACTTTGGATAAGGGTATGTTTCGTTTCACAGATTGCGAGACAAGGATAGTTTGTTACTATAGGCAGATGGGCGGGAGAAGGGAAACTACTATGGATTGTGTGCCAGATTCTCAGATACCTAATTATTTTATGAAAGCCCAATGTGGTAAATAGGAGGATTCATGGAAATAGCAATATTGATGATTGTGATTTTTGTCTTCGGTTTGGCAAAAGTGGTTCATGATTATTTCAAAATTAAACCAGAATCATCAAGGCATCCTTTCCACCACCTTGATCTCTACTAAAGGAGAATCTAATGACTAAAGATGATTTAGAACTTTATGAATATTTCATGGAGAGGACAGAGCCAGAAGATAAAGGAGATATGGCTATAGCTTTCCTTAAAGGTTTGATCAGGAAAGCCAAGGCTGGTTTTGAAATAGATGAAAAGAAAGAAAAACTGGACAGATGGGTCTGCCTTACCAGTCCTATACCCAAAGGTGAATCTTGCAAAATATTTCTTGACGGCAAAAGGATTGCTGGCATTACAGATTGGAGCATAGATGTTGACAGAGACTCTCTGGTCAGATTCGCTTTGGATAATGAGTATTCCCATATTTCCACAGTAGATCACCCGAGCCATCTTCCAATCCACAGCTACCAAAAAGGATTGGAAGATGGCAAATCGCTAGGAATATCTGACACCCTATCAGAGATAAGAAAAAGAATCAGCAGAAATCTATCTCATATTCATTCTGATTTAAAAAGGATACCAAAAGACGAAACCTTTCTCAGGACTAAACACTCAGGCCGAAAATCAGCATACAAAAGGATACTTGGAATGCTGGATGGAATGAAAGCAAAGGAGGAATCAGAATGAACAGAGAGACAATCCGTATAGCAAAGGCTGTCTTGAGAGCTATAGAGATAAGAAATGATAGCTATGACAGAGAGGCTTCAGATAAAGCTGAACACGACTATGAGAAACTATTGATTGAGTTGAAAAAGAACCGCCTTCTGCCCACTCCAGGAGAGTATGGCGGATACCTTTTGTCTTCTATTGATCCCACAGTATTCTATCGGAAAACTGTGGAGGAATCATGCATGGAAGCAGCAGAAGAAAGCGGACTAGATAAGATTACAGGAATGATAATCGGTCTTTCTTTTGGCCAGATAGATGAACTTGTAGCTTGGGCAAATATGGTTTTTGCTTGCATAGAAAGAGATGTCGGGAATGGATTGGTAAGAGCTGACTGTGGACATCCTGTTCCGTATGGCGAGCTGTGCTGCGTACAGCCGACGAACAGTAAAGATTTTCCATGGGTCTGTGATAATTGCATCGAGAAAGAATTCATAAACCTACTAGGAGGAAAGGAGCCACAATGAGACTATCCGGTACACAAATATGATGAGGATTATGATGAAGATCTGATTGCTATGAAACCAAAAGTCTTTCTCGGCGATCAGGAAGTGGATAAAGTTTACTGTGTTGATGAAGAGTTAGGTATCATTTGGAGATACAAACTAGACAGAGAAGGAAAGCATATGTTTAACCATGATAGATCAAAATTACTAACTCAGGTCTTGAAAGGGAAAGTCAGACTTGAATTCGGACCATTATCGAGCAAAGCTATCACAATATTCTGGTTGAACAAGATAGCAGAACTATACAAGATGCATGACTATCTCAAAAATGGTTCAGAATCAGATATTGATTGGCAGACGGTTGTTTGGACAAGATTCAAAACTGTAAAACAGAATCGATAATTTTGGAGAATATCAGAACGGGACTATTCCCTATCATATAAACCAATGATATCACTATATTTCTACCATAATTTTTTATTGTGAATCCATAGTTATTCCCTTGCGTTACATTTCCTTTTTTTATATAATAAAGTTTCTAAGGTAAGATATACCTTAGAGAAGAAACATAGCTCAAGGGAGCGTGCGGGTAGAGAGTCGCGGTGGCTCGGGGAGCGTAACCGTTCTCATCACAATCTGATAAGGGTCGGGAATCTAGATTATAGACGTTCCTGAACAGGAAGCCCTTCAGAGCCTGCTACATCGTTCAAGATAGAGTAGGCGGTTCACAACCCACCGGAAAGATAAAGAGGGAGTCGTATGGAATCCTCCGGGTAAAGCTGTCCGGAAGGTTACTAACCTTTTATGCCAGCTAAGCTCACGCACTGAATCCAATCATACTTAAATCTCCTCTCCGGTCACCCTCGAAAACGCCAGAAAGAGGAAAATTTGCTGGCGATATGGCAAGTAGACTCTACCGAGATAATAAAACCTGTCTCAAGTCTGATGTACCCCTTGCCGGTAAGGGAATAGACCTCTTCCATAAAATATCCTCCAAGATCTTAAGTAAATCCAAAATGGTACTTGTATGCTATCACAGATATGGGTAAAGAGATCTAAAGCTTAATCATCATTCATTACAAAGCGAACGAGAAGGATATGGGCGATAGGAATTGGCATCCAAAGTTAGTAAAGGCAGCTAAGATAGGCGTGTCGACCTACGGTCTATGGTAAATTGTGTGTACCACCTCTGTACTATAGACATAAAAGCAATTCGGCTCGTAGGGCAAGAAAAATCTGACTAACGATCAGTGGATACCGTGAGGCTATGAAAGCTACGGACTCTCATGTAGATACCGGGAGAGACGCTGACTGATACGCGTTGGACTAAATGCTTGCATGTGTAAAGCCAGTACGAAAGGTCATATTTTGTGGAAACCTAGGAGTGTTCACAAGATAGGATAGTTTTATCATATAGTTATACAAAGGTTCTCAGCTTCCCGTAGAATGAAGAGGAGAGTAATATGATGAGATGCGTTATCCTGTGATGGATAAGCCCTGTATAGTATATGTGATTTTGTCCTAAAACGTCTCTGACCAAAAAGGAGCGAGATGGACGGAAGTAAAAAACTTATGGCTTGAAATATCGGAAGTTCAAAAGTATCCGGTTGAATCTCTAAACTCAACCACACTACCGGATTATATGATATACAATAGACCCTATACTTAGTGAAGCGAGGATGCCGCTTGGTTGAGATACCGAGTAATAAATTCATATACCTCCTCCTTTGAAAAGAAGGTAATAGGTCACCCCTTGGGAGAGCTTGCATAGCTGTCTTAAGGGGTGATACTATTTAAGGACATCTTTACCAGAGGTGTTTTTAAATAGTATAAAACCCTACCAAAAAAGGAGAATGATATGAACAAAGATGATAACCCATACACTTATGTAAATCATAAATTGAGAATTGTCGATTTCAATTCAGAGAATTTCACTAATGCAATTATAAATTTAAAAGATTGTTTATCTGATCTAAGCAAGCTTAAAGCTGAAATATCAGAAACTCCAGGTTGTGTAGAGAACATGCTGATGGCAGAAGGATGTACTTTGAGTGACTTCGGCCACCTCTTTCTGCCAGAGAGAATAGACGTTTTTGACCGAGGAGACAACAAGGCTTATTCAACAGATAGACTGTGTATGTGTAAAATCTGGTACCCTACTATGGAAACAGGGTTCACATGTCCTTGTTGGGAAATGAGCAGAGAAAAATTGATCAAGGATTTGGGCAAGCTACTATTCTGTCAGACTAAATAAAGGAGGATTTATGATATTGCAGATGAACAAGATGCAATTAAAAAATATGAAAATCATTATGGAAAATCTCGAAAGGACTGGGCGTTCAGGACTGTGTCCTTTTGAATACACTGGGAATTTGCACTTACGCGATTGCAAATCTTTTTGCGGTAAAATCTTTCCAAGGTTAGTCAAAGATATCAAAACTGGACTGACTTATATTGGTGCTATGAAATGCCCGTGCCTTTCTACTTTATCTAAAGCACACATCATTGCCAGGACAAGGAAAGTCATCGAGCAAAATGAGCAAGATAATGATTCATAAGGAGGCGATATGGCAGTCCACATCGTAATAGACTTTGCTGATCCAAATGTGACAAGAACTTTGGAGAGGATCTTATCAGAGCTTAAGTTAGCAGGTAGCGCTGGTTGCGTTGACATGTATCTTGTAGATCTGGCAAATGGTTATTTCTCATTCCCGTTGAAAGACAGCTACACACAATGCCAGATCTGTCAAACTCAGTATCCAGTTCTAAAAGAACATCAGTTCAAATGTCCATGCGAGATAGAGTCATTGGACAAACTCATTTCAAATCTTGAAGATTTCATCTCAGAACAATCTGAATGACTAGTATTAATCCATTCACAAACTAACAGGAGGAACTATGCCAGAAGATAAGCCGCATATCTTACACGACTTCGAAGATCCTGATATAACAAAAGTTTTGAAAACAATCCTTGGCCATCTTAAGTTAGGCCGAAACGCAAATTGTCTGGACACCCTAATAGAACTCTGTCCTGATATGGCAATCCAAGGAAAGAGAAAACGCCGAATACCAGAAGACGATGCTTGCAAGGTCTGCGAAACGATGTATCCTCAAATAGCAATCGATGGACAGAAGCCTATCCCTAGGATTGCCTTGGACTGCCCATGCGATTATGTAGATGATAAGAAATTAGTCATTTCCAATCTGAAAGAACAGATAAAAATCCAATCCCAGTGAAAGGGGGTGATGAGTTTTGAGAATAACAATTGGTGATAACACAAGGAATAAAATGTCTCTTCTTGGAGTCGAAGAATTCCCTTTCACTTCAGACCAACTAAAAAGAGGCTATCGGCAATCACTATTAAAATATCATCCTGATCACAATCGTGGCACCGAAGCAAAAAGTAAAACGATAGACATCATCAAGGCATACAAAGAGATCCGCAACCTTGCTATCGATTTAAGTGATGCTGATGAAGAGAAAGCAAAGTCTGATATCTCTAAGGCTGAATCTGACCTTTTCGATCTAACCGAAGAATGTTCATTGTGTAGAGGACTTGGATACAAAATCTCTACACACCACGAGGGAGAATGCATCTGAA